GCGCCCGGAATTAGGGCTGTCGGGCTGATGCCAAGCAAGGTTGTGGAGCCCGCTAAGGCAGAAGGATCTGGCGCGCTGCCCACAGCCACAGCAGCAGACTTGGCGCGAATTGGCACTAGCCCATCAGCGCCTACCTCCGGGCTTGCAGTAACCAATGGTGCTATTGGACGCAGCACCAACCTTGCGGGCACACCTTCTATCGCACCGGGCCTTGTTGGCACAAAGCCAAGTCTGCAATCAACAAATGGCGCTTTTGGCTCGGCCTCAGACGTTGCTGGCACACGAGACGCAACACAAAAAACAGCGGGATTGAACCTTCCTACTGCCACCCCGGAAGCCGTGAACCGGCTTGTTGAAGGTAAGCCAGCCGCCGCGCCAGTTACTCCCAAGAGAGGCAATGTTTTTGATCGCATCTTCGGGTACGACAAGAGCAAGCCAGCTTACGACCCCAAAACAAACAACAGTTTCTTCCAGCGCCTTGGGCATGGTGAAACTGATGCTGTCCTTGCTGCCCTCAAGGGTATCGCTGCTATGGGCACTGCGCCTACACGCGACCTTGGTGTAGCACTTGCTGCTGGTATTGGATCTGGCGCTGGGGCATTCCAAGAACAACGTGAGTTTGGTCGCAAGGAGCGTGAAACCGCCGCTGTGGAACGCGAAGCACAATCTGGGGAAATGAAAGCCTTGTCTGATTTGGCGGTCGCAGAACAGAACATTAAAGATCTTCCGCCAAGAATTGCAGCTTTACGCGCAATGGCAGCAAGGAATGGGCCAGATGCTGCTGAATTTTTGCAAGCCGCCAATGACCTCCAAAATATTCTTAATAGGTCACAGGAAACTTTAAACAAAGCCGGAAAAGCTGTGGTGGGCGCAGCAACTCCTTATGTCGCACCAGTAGCTACCAATGCGCCTACACCTACCGCAAATGGCGCTAATGCACCAGCAGAGGGCGCTCCTGCGTCAAATGTTCCCGCACCTGTGCGCCCCAAAGCAGGATCGGTTGGCGACATTTTGGGTAGGCAGGACTTGTATGGGATTGCTGGCCTCAATACACCGGGGACAACAGGCTTGGCGGAATTGGCCAAAGAGGGGCTTGTGGTAAACCCCGATGGCAGTTTCTCTTATGACCCATCCTTGGCTAGTGCAAAAATCAATATTGCCAACCCGCAAATCATAGCTGAAACTAAAGCCCGGAACGAAGCTAATTTTAGTTCTGAATATATTCAGGGGCTTATCGAAAGGGCTCCGGACGTTAGCGCCGCTTTGGTCAACCTTAATACGTTTGACCGCTCCCTTGCTGGCCTGAAAAACCGTGCCGCTTGGCAGGGGCAATTGGGGACGGCTCTTGTTCCTGTTTTTAACCTTTTTAACAACATTTCCAACGCATTTCGTAATGGAAATATTTTTGACACAAGCAATATAGGCGCGATTGAATCTGCCTTAAAAGATCAAAACAGGCTCCGCGACAGCATGGCTCAAGCCTTCAATGGCACTGCTGGCGCTCAAGTTATGGCAAATTACGTTGAGTCAAACCCAAGTGTATTTAACTCACCAGAGGGTACAAGGCGGATGATTGCCACTGTGCGCCAAGCCAATCGTGCCGTGAATAAGCAGATGGAATTTGCAATTGAAAATAGGAATAAGTTTAGCCCCTATGACCTTGATATCCAATTCCGGAAGCAATACCCGTCTGAATACTGGTTAAAGCGCGGCGAAGTTGATTATGAACTTTCTCGCCCTGAGAAACAGAATATAGTTGAAATGATTCGCAAGCAGCCGGATATGAATTTTAACTTCCCCGGCACAAATATAAATGTCCGTAAATTTTACGAGAAAAGTTTAAAGGGCTTTGGTGGTGCTCAAACTGTTCTCGACGTTTTGAACAACAGGTAGGGTTTAACAATGGAAGAGATATTCTCGCTCACACCTACTGGTAATGAAAAAGGCGTGTCGCAGGTTGGCCCGTCAGACCCACGCTATGTGCCGAAGGAAAGCCCTGATCAGGCTATCAGTGACGAGCGTTTTTCTCTTACGCCCAGTGCGGCTGCTGCTAAGCCTCCTCCAAGAATAGATTACAACGCTGCGCTTGCAGAGAATGAGCGTAAGTATAGGGCGAATAGGCAAAGTTTGCCGGGTTACCTCACCTCAATTGCATCGTTTGGCGATGTTATGGGTGGGATAGCACCATATCTGGCTGCTGCCCCTAAAATGCTTACTAACGACAAAACATACGCGCAAAACGTTGGTGACGCAAAAAGGATTCTGCAAAATAGCCAAGAGGCGCACCCCGAATATTATTACGGAGGAACAGGCGCTGGCATTGTCGCCTCATTACCGTTGGGTGGCGCGACAACCCTTGCAAAGTCTTTGGGCTTGGGCGGCACATTTGGGTTAACGCAAGGGGGCACTGGCCTTGAGGATCTAATATCCGGAAAGGGTGGTATCGTTGATCCAGCCCTTCAGGCGGCTATAGGCGCTGCATACAGCTTGCCAGCACACTATATTGGTCAAAAAATCAACCCGACTGCTATCAAAGATGCCACAAAATACGCAAGAGAGCTTGGCGTAAGCCTACCCGCTGGGATCATGAACGCTGGCCAAAAGGGCTATGGGCATTTGGCTGACGCAGCGTCTGAAACCGCAACTGGCATTAGTAAAATGTTTCAAGATCTTACAGCGCCAATAAGCAGGCTTAGTACTGTCCAAACAGCAAAAAATGCAATTAACGAATATGCGAAATATGCCGGTCGGAACTTACCTCCTTCCTTAGCCAAAACAGTTAATGACCCACACCTAGCATTTAATAACATCATAAATTTGGGCGCAGATGGCTTGGATGATATGCGGGAGACCTTGTTGCGAAACGGAGGAGATGTGGCTTGGGAAAACCTTCAAAACGGCTTTATAAGGCACCTTGCTGGCAAAGGTAAATTCAGCTTTGGAGATTTTTCCAAGCGCCTTGGAGAAATCCCAGAAGAAACCACAGAAGCCATTCTAAGGGGTTATGATAAAGGAAATAAGCTACTTGGTGATGTCAGTAATCTTGGCAGAAGCACAATGCGCGAGGGGGTAAACTTAATTGATGCCGCCGCTCACGGCGTGGCCGTTGCACAAAAAAAGAGCAGTAAGGCTTATAATTATGTCAAAGGCGCCATTGAAAACCCATTGAATCAGGCGATTGCGTATGCAAATTTTCCGCTAGGTATGACCCTTGCCGCAAAAGCTTCGGCTGCGATTCCTCTTTTAGTTGCTGGATACGGGGTTAAAAAGGGAGCGCAGGCTACAGGAAAGGCGCTTGATAAACGCAATGTCGCCAGCCCCACATTATCCAAAATAGTTAATAATGCCGCCCTAGCAGGCGAACGCTACGTCACATCGAAAGCAGGCGATGTGGTTGAAGGCATTACTAGCTACACGCAGCCCGCAATTAAGGCCGCTGTCAACACCGCTGGGGGCGATAAAGCTTCAAAATGGTGGTCCAAGAACATGCCAGCCATTCTTGGCGGGAAGGCTGAGGGCGGTCGGATTGCATACAAGAAGGGTGGCGCGGTTCACTCCAATGTCGAGCCTTTGGTCCAAGATCTGATGAAACGCTACAAGGCCGTCAAGAAGTCGCAGGACAACGGTACAAAGCCTTTGCTGGAACAGCCTGACCAAGCTATTGTGAAGGCATTAGAAGTGGCTCAGAAAGCGATTTAAGGGATTTAGAAATGGCAACGACAAACAAAGACCTTGCTCTTCCAGCATACAATTCCGCAGGATGGGATGTCCCGCTCAATGCCAACTTTACGGACATTGACGATGCTTTTGGTGGCCGGACCATTAAAAACCCAACGGGCCTTTCCGGCACTTTCGTTCTGACAGCCTCTGAGTACACGACACCAATCCTGATTATCGGGACAAGCTTGACGGGCACCGCAACACTGACGGGGAACGTTACATATCAGATCCCATCTGGCGTTGGCGGCTTTTGGTATGTCTATAATAACACAACGGGCAACTATACGGTTTCGATCTCCTCAGGTGGTGGCGGGACAAGCATTGCCCTTGGCCAAGGCGTCACGACAATCATCATTTCCGATGGCACGAATATTGGCATTGGGAATACAAACACGGTAGCAAAGGCTGTTTCTGCAAGCACTGTAACAGGCACCGCCTTTGCCATAGGTTATTTGCAGATCCCGCAAAGCACGAATACGACCGCTGCGGCATCTGACGTTGGCAAGCACATTTACGTTTCAACGTCTGTCACAATAAACGCCAGCATCTTCAGCGCGGGCGATAGCTTTGTCATCGTCAACAGCAACACAGCCACAACATCGATCAGCATAATTGGTGGATCTGGCGTCACGCTTCGCATTGCTGGCACCACAACATCAGGTACGCCGCGCTCACTTACGCCAAATGGCATGGTGTCTGTCCTGTGCGTTGTTGGTGGCGCTACGCCCACCTTCCTGATCTCTGGCGCGGGACTGAGCTAATGACTGGCATCATGTGTACCACATTAGGGATGGGGTCCAATTTCACGGCGGTGTTTAACAACGCTGAGAATATTAACATCGTTAGTCAGGGTGGCTCTGGGTACACCTATGTGGCAACCTATACCATCAACACAAACGCCACTTGCAGTAAAAACGGCTCTCCCTTTGGGCTCTCCTTTAGCGGCGGTCCTACAGCTTGGGGTAACCCAACAGGCGGCGTACCGGGCAATGATTACGAAGCGCGACTGAATGTCACAAATATTTACCTTGATACACCCGCGCTTTCGTATGTTAGATTTGCGGGCGTAAACGTTGCCACAACGGGATACACACCTTGGTATGACCTTTCATCCAATCGCGCCATTGAGGCTTCATCCAGTGACCAAGTTGCCCAAATAGATGGCACGTTGTACATTCGTAACAAATATTCTTTAGTAGAAATCAGCAGGGCATTTGCTGTTGCTGCCGACCCAACATATTAAGAGGATCTAAATGGATACCAACACCATTTTTACCATCCTTGGTTTTGTCATGACTGCCCTTACCTTTGTTGGGGCATTGATAACCGTTTGGGTCAATCTCACCAACAAGCTAACGCTGCTTGAAGCGCGACTTGGCTTTGGCGATGAAAAATTCAACGCCATCGACAAAAAGTTTGACGAAGTGATGATACACCTTCGTCGGATTGAAGATAAACTGGACAACAAAGCGGATAGGTGAACCATGAGCTTCCTGAATGATTTTGAAAGCAAGCAAGACGGCGTAAACGACACTGTTGAGTTCGTTATTCGCGTGGCCATCGTCACGCTGTCGGCTGTCATTCTCGTTGTCGTGCTGGCGCTCACCGTTGGCCTTTTCGTATCAAACGATATTGTAAATAGCGCCGCTATTCTTGAGACAGTCAATCCGGCGTTCCAGACCATCATTGGAGCCTTTGTGGGGCTGCTTGGTGGCCTGAGCCTCAACGCCAATGCGCGTGACAAGGCAGTGCCAGAAGAGCCATCGCCACTGCCGCCAGCACATGAACCAGATGACCTTTACCGGCCAGATCCAAGCACAATTAAAGTCTACGACGATCCGCAAGGCACCGTCTTCATAGACACCCCTGTCGACGCACCTGTCGACACCCCTATCGACGCACCTGTCGACACCCCTGAAGATGATGACGATGACATGGCCCCTTGGGAGAAATACCGCCATGATCTGCGCTGGGATGCTAATGGCGATGGCGTAGTTGATGAAAATGATTTCCCTGATTGGCGTAATCCGGAGGCGTAAATGGCAGGTGATTTATCTACAGTTGAATTGATTGGGCAGCTTTGGCCAATCGTATTGGCGTTTATTTCGCTGACCATCATCCTTGCCAAAATGGATGTGCGCCTTGGCGTTGTGGAAGAGAAAATCAAAACGCTATTTGAACTCTGGAATAAGGGACGTGACAAGTGAGCATGATCGAACTTCAGAAAAAGATAGGAGTAACGGCAGATGGAGCATTTGGTCCGGGAACATTTAAAAAAGCTGCGGCCTTTTATAAGCTATCGCCTGATCGGGCTGCTCACTTCTTTGCTCAAACGGCACATGAAAGCGGCGGATTCAAAACATTTAGCGAAAACCTCAACTACGGTGCAAAAGGGCTTCGCGGCATCTTTGGTAAATATTTCCCGACTGACGCGCTGGCTCGATCATACGAACGTCAACCGCAAAAAATAGCCAATCGGGTCTACGCTAACCGCATGGGCAATGGCCCTGAAGCCAGCGGTGACGGGTGGAAGTACCGTGGCCGGGGCGCGCTCCAACTTACGGGCAAAGACAATTACCAAGCCTTTGCAAACTACATTGGACGCCCTGAGGTCGTATCAAATCCAGATCTGGTAGCTGGTGAGCTTTGCTTTGAAAGCGCCTTGTGGTTCTTCGACAAGAACAAGCTATGGTCGATCTGCGATAAGGGCACGGGCGAAGGCGCAATCCTCGCGCTAACAAAACGCATCAATGGCGGAACGCATGGCCTTGATGACCGCCGCCTAAAGACAAAGAAATACGCAGCGTGGCTTTAATCCCTAATCCAATGGTGCTGTATGTGGTGGCAGGCTCTCTTATTGTTGGCGCAGCCTCCGGATACAAAGTCCGTGACTGGCAGTGCGATGCAGCTTATGCAAAGGCTCTGGAAAAGGCTGAAAAGCTGCGCGTTAAGAAACAGGAGATAGTAGATGATGTTTCGCAAGCATACGAGGCCCAACGAGATCAAGCCAATGGGGTGGCAACCGAAAGAACCTATACCATACGCGAGATATATAAAACGGTTCCTGCCGCTTCTCCTGATTGCGCTGCTCCTGACGCTGTGCGCGGGTTGCTCGAAAGCAGTGTCCGTGACGCCAATGCCGCTTCCTCCGGCAAACCTAGCGTCGAATTGCCCGACTCTCCCCGCCCCTCCATTGGTACTGATCGACCCTGAGCGGGCGCTTTGGGAAGCTGACATAATTACGAAATATTCGGATTGTAGTATAAAGCACCGATTAGCTATTGAGGCGTGGGAAAAATCAGCGCGCTTAAAATGACTTCCAAAGGAAAGCAGAATGAAAACGCCCATCTTTACAGATGAAGAATTTATTCACGCATGGTCGTCAGGGGGCGGAAGCCCCAAGTTAGTTTCCCAAATCCTTAATTGTCGTGAACGATTGGTTTACGACAGGCGAGTTAAGCTTGCAAGTCGCGGGGTATTTTTAAAAACAATTCCAATCAAGGGGCCACCTAAGTGGAATGCAGACGATGCTGGGCGCGCCTACCAACGCCAGATAGATCTGGAAATTGACACAGGATGCGCGATTGCCTTTTCTGACGCGCACTGGTGGCCAAACCAGCAGCGCACAGTTGCCAATGAGGCTTTGCTGATTTTAATCAAGGCACTGAAGCCTCGCGTGATGTTCGCCAATGGTGACCTTTTTGACGGCGCTGGTGTAAGCCGACACGCCCCATTGGGCTGGGCAGAGCTTCCGTCTGTTAAAGAGGAGCTTGAGGCCTGTCAGGACCGTCTAGGAGAGATTGAAGATGTTTTACCAAAGGGTTGCCGCAAGATCTGGAACGTAGGCAACCATGATGCCCGTTTCGACCGCGCCCTTTGCGCTAATGCAAGAGAATTTGAAGGCGTTGTTAGTCGCTTGGACGATAAGTTTGACCGCTGGGATTTCGCATGGTCCACGATGGTCAATAATAATTTAATGGTCAAGCACCGCTATCACAACGGAATCCACGCAACGTACAACAACGCGCTAAAGTCCGGACGCTCAATTGTCACTGGACACCTTCACCGCCTCGCCGTGACGCCGTGGGCTGATTACAATGGCCGAAGATACGGGGTAGATACGGGCACATTGGCCAACCCCCACGGTCCGCAATTTGATTACGCAGAAAATAATCCATCACCGCATACCTCAGGGTTTGCGGTTTTGTCATTTAAAGATGGGTTGCTTTTGCCGCCTGAGCTTGTGGAGGTTATTAACGAAAAGGCGTATTTTCGTGGACAGTGCGTTTTTGACGGAACGGATGCTACGGGTTAATAATCCGGTTTAGATACCAAATCGCTTTACGCAAATCTTCAATCGCGTCTTTCTTATGGGGGGCGCGACTGATGTATTTTAGGGCATTGCCTTTGCAATATCCGGCAAACTCTTCGGCAGTCAGCTTGGCCTGAATATAGTCGATGGTTTCAATTCCGCCCACTTTATAGTGCGCGGGGTGGTTCACCATGTCCGACTTTTTTTCATTCATCCTTGTGATGATCTCTTTCATGCTCAGACCCTCAAATTGATCGGAGCATGCGGGGCAATCTTCATATGACGGGAAGCCGTGTCCGCAGAACTTATTCTTCATGGCGTAAAAACCTTAACCTTACCGATGTGCATGCAGTTGAGGCTGACCTCACCCTTTTGAAAATAATCAGGGTTCGCCACCTTGGTCCTGTTTCCATCATCTTTGTAAATTTCGCTGATGATAATGAAGTCTGAATTGCCGATTTCCTCAACCAGATCCTCTAAGGATCTTGCAGGGTGGTCACCGATAATCTGATGGACAGGATGGCCACCAAAGCTTGGCATGTGCATCGTAAAAAGAAATCGCATAATAAATCTCCAAAAAGAAGCGGGGCCTCAGCCCCGCCTCCCCTTGGTCACTTAGCCAAAATCATCGTCGCCGTCAAAGCCGGGAACGTAATCATCTGAAGGTGCGCTCACTTTTGTACCACCAGTGGATGGCGGAGAGCCAGCAGACGGTGCTGCGGCGCTACGCGACTTGGGGATGTATACAAGGTCAGCAGGACGATCCACCCAAGATGCAATCTTGAAAACAGGCGAGTAATTGGTGGACTTGCGCGCACCTTCGCCAGAGGTGATCGGGGTTGTATCGACCAATTCCACGACAGGAAGCTTGCCCCTGTTCGCGGACGCGCCGGAAAGGTATTCATCATGCAGGGCGTTTAAGCCGCGCAGGAACGCTTTCGCGGTTGAGGCCAATTCGCGGAGGTCGCCGCCATTTTCCTTCGACAGCTTAACGAGGATACGGGCTCCGGGACGGTGATCTGGCGATGGGGGCTGTGGGATTGGGTCCCCAATGCGGACAACCGCAAAGTCAGGCGCGCTGCCAGTGTTAAAGTTAATTGTCCCTGTTTCGATATTCTCGAAATCAAAGATCGCCTTAAACGTGCGCGTGATATCGATCTGATCATTTTCGCCGTTAACACGGTCACGGCGGAACATGCGTCCAGCCTTCGCGTCAAACTTGATGATCGGGATGATTTCGCCGCTGTCGGCGCTTTCAAAATTAAGACCTAATGCCATTGTACATTTTACCTTTTACCATTTTGCAGCCATTTGGCCGACTGCATGCCTTACCGCCTCATGCGGAAACTTGTTACAGACCCCACGTCTCAAACACGGCTTGCCGTGTGATAGGGTCGTTGAAATAGAAGCTGTCCACGTCAGGGATCACAAGGGAGGCAAGCTCCAAAGGATCATCACTGATGGACAGGAAACGTTGAATTGTGAGCGCCACAGTCTCAAGGGCCTTGAGGTGTTCACGATAATTCTCAAGCTCATATGTCGCCGTCTTCTTTGGCGTCACATAGCTGATGCGCGCAGAAAGGTTATCGCCACGCGCAGCCTTGTACAGGGAAACCTGCCGTGCGTGTGGCTGCTTGATCTTGCTGGGAAGCTGGTGCGATGTCTTCAAGTCGATCAGGATGCCCTTATGCTCCCACTCAAAGTCATAATAACCAATGAGCGGTACGCCAAGGCCCTCGACCTCGACCGAAACGTGACCCTGAGCGGATGACGGGATGCCATATGGCCGCAATTCAGCCAGACCCATACGCACAAAGTCGCCAAGAGAATTGCGCTCTTTGTCGACGCTGCCGTCAAAGATCAGGGCCGTCAACGTATTGTACTCATCCTTGGCAACGGCAATGCATTCATCGACGCTTGCATCAGGGTTCATGAGGCCAAATGCCACGCCAGATTCGGCAGACGTTCCACGGTGCGCCGCTGGGCCAACGGGAGAGTTTTTCTTCATGCACTTCTGTAAAATGAAAGCTGCCGGAGCAGCCGTGAAGGTGTTGCACGACGATGGCGATAGATGTGCGATGCCGTACTTTTCAAAGGGTGTCATAAAGTTCCTAACGTTTCGTATGGGCTGTATACTCTCTCAACCGGAAACCTTTGTCAAGCACAATGAGGGTAAAAAACCTCTTGCAATTATAAAATTGTTATGAGAGTAAAAGGGTGCGTCAAAAATGGCGCTTACGATAATATATGAATTTGAGGTAATTTAATTATGTTCAAGATTATAAAAAATGCGGATCTTCCGATTGGAAAGATTCGCCCTGTTTACCCTATTGAGCATTTGGAAGTCGGTGACGGCTTTGACGCCGTCGACAACCTTGGCCACACCAAGATGGGTCACTCGCGCCGCAAGACGGGTATCAAAAACAGCATCGCAAGGTTTCGCAGATTAGTCAATTCAGATGCGAAGTTTGTTGTTGGGTTGCATCCAAAGGACCCTGAGATCCTGCGCTGCGTCCGCACACGTTAATTATAGCCTTGGGAGAATGGCATGGCCAGAAGCACGATTACGCCTATTGAGCGGGAATGGCTCAAACTTAATGCAAAAGTCCTGAAAAAGGAAAGTGAGCTTTCCAGTTTGAAAAACGAGTTGCGTTCTATCAAGCCGGACGTTCTTAAGGTCTTGGGTTATTGCTACGGCATCCGCGATGAAACAGTCACGGGTCGCATTCATGCAAAAACAATGTAATGATGGAGATGTTATGACTGATATTTCAGAAGATTTTATTGATGGGCATTACCAAGTGGCAAAACAGGAGCATACTGAAAAGTATGTTTTTCCAAAGCTTGAAAGCGAAGTGCATCCGGGATTGGAGTTGCGGGATTATTTTGCCGCCCAAGTTTTGAGCCAAATCTGTACAACAAGAAGCAAGTTGCCGGCGGCGTTTCAGGCTTATGAATATGCTGACGCAATGATTTTTGCACGGCAGTTGGTACCACATTCGATACCACATCAGGAACCGAAGAAAGTTGAGGAATAAATTATGTCTGATATCGAATTTGTTTACGGAGAAGCTGGTTCTGGGAAATCCATTACTCAGGCCTATCAAATCACAGCGGCGGAACTGCGCCAGTACATCGAACGCATTGAGCGTTTGGAAGAAGAGAAAAAGGGCACGGCTGATGACATTAAGGATGTTTACAGCGAGGCCAAGGGGCAGGGTTATGAAACCAAGATCGTGAAGCAGATCATTCGTCTGCGCCGCATGGAGAAAGATGCGCGTGACGAAGAAGAGGCGCTTCTCGACACATATAAGGCTGCTTTAGGCCTGTGATTGTGCTTGGTATTGATCCGGGACTTAGCGGCGCAATTGCGTTCTATGACACAAAGACGGGTGACGTGACGGTGGTCGATATGCCCACCGTCGAGGTCACGCGCAGTGGCAAAAAGAAGAACGAAGTTAGCCCCCAACTTCTTTCGGATGAGATTGCAAAGGGCTTTGCCGACAAGGCATTTGTCGAACGGGTCGGAGCAATGCCGGGACAGGGTGTTACAAGCGTTTTCTCGTTTGGACGCTCAGTGGGGATTGTGGAGGGCATCCTAGCAGCCTTAAACATCCCCACAACCATTGTGCCACCTCAGACGTGGCAGAAGGGTGTGAACCTGCGTGGAGGCAAGGATGGATCGCGAGAGCGCGCCATGCAGCTATTCCCACGTCAGGCTTCGCTCTTCGGACGCAAGAAAGATGATGGTCGCTCTGATGCTTCCCTAATCGCGCATTACGGCGCTAACCAATAACCAAAAAGGGCTGGTAGTGATTTAGACTACCAACCCTTCTAGTGCAGCCTTGGGAACAGCACGTCACATGGACGTGACGCTTGTACACCAATTCTGCTCTAAAAAGCAAGAGAGCAAAATATGGCCCAAATATCATTCGATGAAGATTTTGCGGGACCATCTGATTATGCGCTGCTGTACCGTCAGCTTCGCCTTCAGGTTGTCCCCTCACTGCCGCCATCCAATACAGGATCGTGGAAGCGCCCTGCCATCAAGTGGCGGGAGCATGAAGATGTTTTAACAGCGCAGGATGTGTTCGACCAATGGTATGGCCATCAGGGTGAGTACCGCACACGTCAGAACATGGGCCTGATAACAGGCAAGGCATCCGGCAATGTCTGGGTGCTGGATCTCGACACGCACAAAAACCCACAGGCAAACGAGTGGCTGAAGGGCCTGCTCGACCTTTGGAACGATGGCGCGCCTCTTGTCTCACCGACACAGCGCACAGGCGGTGGCGGCATCCAAATCCTTTTCCGTTCGCCTGAGGGTTGGATACCACCGACGATCAAGACATCGATTGGCGTGGACATTCGGGGTCAGGGTGGCTTTGCTGTCCTGCCGCCAAGCATGCACGAAAGCGGCGTCAATTATGCTTGGATCAAAGGCTATGAACCTTGGCTGGTCGATATTAAGACAGCGCCGTCATGGCTGACTGATGCGATTGACGATCTTGCAAGCCATTTCACGTCTGTCGGGCCAAGTGAGCGCACGGGCTCACCCGACACCGCGATAAACCCATTTGGGCAGATCGTGGATGGTCGCGAAGATTATATGCGGAACCTGATATGGGCGAAGGTTGTCGACCATCGACGCGAGATCCATGACGCGCCGTTCTTTAGCGAAGCTGAGGCGCAGCAATGGATGGAAGATGCGTTTGCCCAGTATGAGCAAACCGTCAAGTCGCGCCTTGTCGAGGCTGGCGTAAGCAATGCCGAATTGCTTGAACGCGAAGGCAGGGGCATATCTGAATTCACTAAGAAATGGTTAATAGCCATGTCGAAGTGGCACACTGACGTAAAGATTGCGGCTGAAGTGCCAAAAAAAGTCCGTGGGGATGTCAAGACACCTGAGCCAGCACTGCAAATGGTTCAGGGTGATGATGGCGTTTGGCGTCCCCAGTTTGAAGCCTTCCCGCTTTTGAGCGTCACAATGATTCGCACCCTTCCAGATCCAAAGTACCTGATTGAAGGCCTTGTGATCGAAAATGGTCTGGGCTTTTTCTACGGCCCTCCGGGATGTGGTAAGTCCTTTATCACTATCGGCATGGCTCTTTCCATTGCCGCTGGCTTGGAAGAATGGTGGGGGTACAAGATCAATAAAAGCGGACCCATGATCTATATTTCGTCTGAGGGCGTGAGCGACCTTAAATTTCGTATCGCTGCATGGGAGCAGGCAACGGGTATCAGTGCTGCGGACATTCCGTTTTACCTGATCCACGTCCCCATCAACTTTATGGATGACAAGGAAATTGAACGCCTGATCCTGACCATTCAGTATTCGGATATGCTGATGGGCGAAGTGCCTGTGGGCATCGTTGTTGACACGGTAAGCCGCTCACTTCCCGGAGCAGACGAGAATTTGCAGAAGGATATGACGCTGTTCATCAAGGCCTGTGACAAGATCCGGCTTGCATTTGATTGCACCGTTATGGGCGTCCACCACACAAGTCGCGCAGGCAATTTGCGTGGATCGACCGTGTTTGATGGCGCTGCCGATTTTCTTTTCCGGATCAGTCGCGAGGAGGGCGTCATGATTGGCGAATTCAACGCGAAGAAGATTAAGTCTGCAACTGACGGCTGGACGAAGGCCTTTAAGCTTCGCGAGGTCCTGTGCGGCGATATTGCAGGTAATTCTAGCCTGTACGCAGAGCCAGCGTTGCCTGAAGAGGTGGTTGTCGAAGATGAGTGGCCAAGTAAGCCAGTCTGCCAAGATATTCTTAGCGCCATGTCGAAGGCGTGGGATGCAGGCAAGCCTTGGTCGACGCAGCCAAACACAAGGCGCGATGGTCGTTATGCTCCCATGCTGATGACGCGATATGAGGTCGAGGAAAAGATGGCTGCAAAGATGATCGATACATGGCTGCGTAATGGCGTCATTGAAATTGATCTTTGCGATGCGCGCACCAAGACCAAGGGCATAAAAGTCATGAGCCACCTTCAGGACGCGCCGTCACGATATGGATCATATTATGCAAACTAAACCAAGAGGATTGAAGGCCATGATGCCGAAGAAAATAAAGCTGAAGAAGCGTCTTTTTGGGACAGGTAAGTACCCAATTACAAAGCTGGGTGCTGGCGAGTCGGTCACAATATCGATTGAGTCGCCTGAACATGAAGCCTTGATCCGCAAGAGTGCGGGGAATTGGAATTCGCGCAACAAGGGCTTCATCAGTGCGCGCAAAAAGGGTTCAGAAATTACATTTACACGCATACGATAGAAAGGTTATTTATGAAAAAGTTTTTAATTGGATTTGCTACTGGGATTTTGATGGGTGCAGCGGTGCCCGTGAGCGCAGCGGCGTTGGTCGGTAGCTCTGGGTACCTAATTGGCTGGTCTGTCACCAAGGACGGTGATGACATTTGCTACATGCCATTTGTCTGGACCGCGACACGCGAGATTGAATGTGACTGATCGCGTCCTGTTTTGTGTGGTCGTTGGGATAGTGCTTCTCAGCATTTACCTGACGGCCACAGCGCCGGAGACAACGGCGCAGGAGCGCAAAGAGATGGAAGAGGATTGGTGGTCATGACCAATGAAGACGATATGCTAATCACACACGCAGCACGGAAAATCTGCGCCGCGCAAGCGAAGAAGCAGGATAATGGCGAGAGCCAGCTTTACCTATCCGGCGGGTGGGACCACACGGTCTGGATGCGTTTGGTCGAGCAGGGTATCCGTAAAGGCATTGAGATTGGGAGGATGCTATGATCAAAGAACGTATTGAGGCGCTGCAAAAGCGCGAAGCCGTGTGCTGGGAAATGGCGGATGTGTTTCTACACGCCAAGGACGCGCACGGGCTGCATGACATGGGTGTCGAGATCCAAGGCATCCAGTGGGCCATCCGCGAACTTGAACATCTGTTACGCAAATAGACAAAGGTATTTGAGATGACATTGATAGAGCTTAGAAGCGTGGTCGCGGACCATGTGCAGACAAAACATGGCAATGCAGAATTTATTCGCCAGATCCGCTCCGGTGAGCAGGACGATGGCCCATTTATGATGGGTGCCTTGGCAGTTTGGGCAAAATTCATGGAAGGCTTGCAGCCAGCGCCGGAGATATTGGCAGATGATTGAGGCAAAGAAAATGACGGAGCATTTTCGCTTAATTCAGGATGGCATGCCTGTCGCATGGGTGTCCGGCGACAACCTCACCAATGAAGTCGAGCATTATGTTGCCGTCTATGAGCAGGACGGTCCAGTCACCGTCCAGAAAAAGATCAAAGGACGCTGGAAAGAATGGGATGAAAGCAAATGACATGGGTAAAATTTATACGGCATCGTCTGGACACGCTTGATGAGGCGCGTGATGAAGCGCGTGAGGCTGAACGCAACAAAATTGCGGATTGGTTTCTAAGGCACAACCAGCGCCAATTAGCGGACCGTATCAAGGCAAAGGAACATTATAAGTGAGCGCAAAAATCCTAAAGGACCTCGACAAGGTGGATGAACCAATGGCCAAGGTCGCTGCAATGCGTATCAGGGTTCTGGAAAAGGGCATTAGAGACGGTCTGAGGCATCTTTCCACCCTGAATGACGAAGATGCCGTTGAGGCGCTCACAAAAGCCCTGAGGAGCGGATATGGCGTGGCCAGCGAAGATGAATGAGCAGGAACGTCTCGCAGCACTGGAAGCTGCGCTCAGAGAGATTGCCAACATCGTGAATGTTGACAACAACCCAACCTTGGCTGGGGCAATTACGATAGCGACCAAGGCAATTGAAAGGATATGCACATGAACTGGAAAGACATACTGCTCCCTTGGGGCACACTTAAAGAAATCCAAAAGGAAATTACAAGCCACATTCAGCGCGGCGTTATGCAGGCAAAAAAGATTGCTGGTCTGGAGCAGGACATAGCCGTCCAGAAGGATCGCATCAAACATCTGCTGAAACAGAATAATGATTTGGACCTTCAGCTAAGGTCAGCGCGCCTTGCCAATACCATCTTGAAGGAAGATTTGAGGAAGCTATCTGAGGTTGTCGAAGCCCTTCCAAAGCGAAATGAGAAGGGTCGATTTACGCCCAAAAATCCTGCGGAAGCTCTGCGGAAGCTGAAGAAGAGCCTTCCGCAAAAAGAAGCTAAGTGATTGAAAAGCATTGCGGAGGCTAATATGCGGAAGTCTTGCGGAAGCTGCGGAAGCGACTTCCGTACATATTGAAAACAAAAGATAAATTTGCGGAAGCGTAATTTGCGGAAGTCCCCCATATTACGTTAGTAATAATGGAAGTTTGCGCTTCCGCAAAACTTCTGTTTTTAGATGTAGGCGCACTAAGCGGAAAGCCTCCGCATTCGCTGCGGCAGTCCGCAAGTGCAAAGGGATATGCTGGTGTGCTTGTGATGCTGGTTTGCCCGTGTGCTGATTGGATGGCCGGGTGGGTGCGTGGGCTGCGGATTGGCCGATTAGATATGGGGTAGTTATGGCGAGAAGGAAACCAAGGGAAGGTGAGGTCGGTGTCCAGTATGGAGGTCGAAGGTACCTTCGCACTGATGGCCAGACACTGATTGCCCGAAAGGATAAGTGGCATCTCGTTATCGTGCCAAGCTGGTGCAAGGATGGGTGGTTAAGCTTTAAGCTTTACCTTGATCAGAAGGCGACCAAGAACCTGTTTCAGGTTGGGGTCTCTGTCGATGGCCCAGCAAGAAACAAAAGCACCGCTATTCTCAAAAAAGATTATCCAGATATTCTGGAATGGGTTGTGCATCAGGCTGACCTTTATAGGCGCGAAATGCTGTCTCACCTTCCGGAAGCTGGTCAGGTAATTATTTATAAAAAAGGACGGTGGACTTATGGCGTACAAGCCAAAGACAAAGGGTAGAGCAAAGCCAAAGGTCGACAAGACGGGTTGGCCACCTTCAGCAATAGGATCTGCGCCTTGGCAGACATCTTACGGCCTTGCATTATCAGGCATGGAACTGATCGACGAAATGAAGATGGTTGCCAGCGAGGTCGAAGATCGTTGGGGCGTTGGAAGGTTGCGGATGCTTGTGCCTGTCCCCCTGCGCGAGAAATTTGATAGGCAAAGGTACCTGACCAATCAGGCTATCTGGCACGGGGATCTGGAACAGGTCAGGGAGCATACAGGCAAGATGATCTTGGCTTATAGGAAGCTGGATGAAGTTGCATGTGCCTCAGGAGCCTCTAGGAAGCCTGTAGAGCAATGGGAATGCGTTTTGGGTAGTGGGATGGTGCTTGTGCTTGTGAAGGACGCACAGGACGCTCTAAACGTCCAGAAGGATGGTCGTAAGGTTGTTGTGTGGACGATGGAAGAAATTGCGATGATCGTCGAAGAGCATACGGCTGTCCTGCATGCCAAGCAGCTATTTGAAGGCGCTGAGGTCCTGAAGATCGAAAGGTCAATAAAAGACCCGCTAGATGCCTTTGCGACAAGTCTAGCGGGTCTGGATGATCGTATCGCTGATATTCCCATGCTTATGGGATAGGCTGGGATATCTTTCCCCTGAACCAAGTCAACGGGATGAGGCCATCGTCATATGCTTGAAGCAGGAGGGATGCTGCCGGAGGCACTCCCTTTTCTGCCCAGTATCGACCCTGACGCTGGCTCTGGTTGCAAAGCCATGATGCGTCGACCTGACGCAATTCATGCTTTGCCAGAAATGCCTTGTACTCTTCAGCGGTCATCAGTGGATGCTCCCGTCAAATTGATATGGCGTACCATCAGCAGCGATGTTCGCTGCCTCCAAAATCTCCATCAGTTTTGAGATGACAAGTTGGCTCCCGCACACAACGGATGCAACACGCACCTCAAGGCAGGATGCAACGCCTTCAATGTCGACGAAGATGTTCGACACAGCAGACATTGTTGCCATTGTCAGCCTAACAACTTCTTGAGCATGATCCTCAGAAAATCCTTGAGCAATGTGTGCGCGATAGATCGTGATTTGGAGGCTTTCGTCATGGCTCACACAATTATCCCTTCTTCAAAAAGATGTTTTGCTGTTCGACCAAACCAACCCTGCAAGGTGTATGCAAGGCCAGTGTCATGCAGATGCTGCCAAGCTTGGATTAACTGTTCTTTGCTGTCAGCTTCGATGAAGCCTTCTGCAATGCCTACTGCGTCATAATTTGTCATGTCTGTCTCCCGAAAAAGAGGGGGTGCATCGCGCACCCCCGAATGATTAAGCTTCAAAATGACCTTCGTGAACGACGATGACCTCAGGTTCCTTTTCAGGTGTGCGCTCATCGACGATGATGGCTTTCACCACTTCAAGGCTGGCAATGGATGCAGTCTGTTCCTTGTAGAATTGCTCTGCACGATCTTCACGATTTGGAGCGTTGTAATCCCGTGAAACAGGTGTGGCTGATGACACGCTGTCGATGAAGCGCGCAGCCAGATCGATAGTGTCAAAGGCATAACGCTGATACGCGACCTGAACGATGAAAACGGTCTTTGGGAAAACTGGCTTACCTGAAAGTGTCTTTGTCATTTTATATCTCCGAAAATAATCAAAAGGGTTGGGGGGACTGAGCCCCCATTATTAGTTGGATGTCTTACGCGCATTGACACGCACGGTTGTGTAGCCGGATGTCCGCTTTTGGTTCTTGGCGAACCAGCGACCATCGACACCAAGCTCACGAAGCTTGGCTTCTGCTGCCTTGGCGTCAAGGCTGAAGCGTTCGTCGATCTGGATGACAGATGCAGCGAACCACTCGCCCTGATGAGTGCCAACGCCCTGCTCTTTGATGGCTTCAACAAGCTGCTTTTCGATGGCTTGCAAGTCAGCAATCTGGGCCTTGATTTCGCCAAGACGGTCAACGGTAGAAACATTGGTATTTGCGAATAATGTAGTCATGTGGACCTCCCAAGGTCTTGATCGAAGCAGCACCGCGCTGCTTCTGGATTGTCTATAGGCGAAGCTCGCCTATAAGTCAACAGTCTTAATCATTGTAAAGGCAAAGATCGAAACTGTAATGTGGTTCAGCGAAAATGCCGACTTGGCAGAGGGCTTCGCTTGCAACGATTGCCCATTCAAAGGGACCAGCCTCAAACGATACGCGCCAGCCTCCCCGCTCAGGACGGATGTAGCATTCGATGTCCGGCTTCATGCCGTCCTTGATGGCTGCTGCACAAAGGACCTCATGGACAGCCTCAGCGCGTCTCTTTGTGCGCTTGTACCGACTTGCGGCCTTGGCGACAGCTTCAGCGAGATCCGCTGAACCATAACCGTAAATGTACCCCTCGTTCTTGCGGGCATATTCGACGTTAATCTGTGTCATGTTATTTTTCCTCCAAAGTATGAAATATGGCGTAGATGCTGAAGCCAAAGACGCCCCAAAAGAAAATGGTTGATGCGAGATGTAAAATCATTCGATCCAATCCACTTCAGGCGCTCCGTTGATCAACTCAACGACCTCATCAAGAGCCTTGCACTTGATGCCGTTTGCCAAGCACACGTCGATCAATTCAAGCAGCGATGGTTCAAGCGCATCAAGGGCTTTGAGGCTCTGGATGCAGTCATCGTACACCTCGCCATGAATGTTAACCACATCGCCAACCAAAACGTCAGATCGGCTATCGATCAGGTCACGAACTACTTTAAAAATATCAGTCATTATCTAATTCCTTTCACCAAGTGTCCCCGCCATTGTCGGCGTAATTGTTGATGTCACTGAGCCATTCGGAATACTCTTCGCGCAGCGATGGATCGAAAAGCTTGTAGCTTACGCTGTTGCAGTATTTATAGCGATTGGCGTACTCGCGGAAGAACAGCGCGAACAGGCTGGCTTTGTCATCTGCCTTGATGATTTCGGACTGATCCGGAAGCGGTCTAAAGCTAAACTGGTCGTAGCTGCTCTTGATGATGGTTGCTTGTGCCATGCTGCTTCTCCTCAAGCTTGAATGATTATTATTTACAGTTGGCATCGTAATCGGCGATGCAATCAAGTTCAGCAATTGCAAGGTCATCATCTGCGTTTTGCAGCGCAGCGCCATAACCAGCATTATAAGCATCAGACTTTGTAGAATTTCCGTAAGCTTGCAAACCGTCAACAAAGGCTTGATAACCTTCATTCCATTCTGCGTCATAAGTATCGGCGGGTTTGGGACCAAAGCCAAAAGTGACACGGCGACCTAAAATCTGGACAGCCTCATAGCTGCGCGGTGTGTCGTAAATCTTGCATGGGTCCCAATCGGCAGGAGGGTTGTTACGCACCTCTTGAATGATCGAACGAAGGTCGGTGTCGGACAGGTAAGGAAGATCGTCAAAATTAGCCATGTGCGTAAATCCCAAGATGCAGAGGGCGGACCATCCCGCCCCCTGCACTGTTAGTAGGCGATTTCCGCCTATAAGTAAAGCAAATAATGAGGGTACGATAATTAAAAGTTGAAGTCGTGAAACTTGCGCCGTCCGGCGTAAGCATTGCCGCCCTGTTGGAAGGTCTGATTGCCAACCTTCTTCCACTTGCGGCGCTCGTTGCCATCTTCGTCGGTCCAGCGGCGCAACGTGATCTTGACCTCAAAGCCCTCTGGATCTGGCTCATAGGTGTAACGCTGGTCATGCTGGTTTTCGCAGTGTGCAGCAAAGCCACCTGCATGGAAGACAAGGTCTTCGCGGTTGACCAGCACTGCGTTGTCTGAGCGCAGCACTATCGTCTTGGGCGTCTTCCTGATGATGGTGTAAGCCTCAACGTCAGACCAGACTGATACGCTCACGCCATCGCCCACGTTAAGGGCGCTGATGGCGTCTGCGTCTGCATTGATCTGGGCGGTGCGCTCCGCAACCCAAGGTCGTGTGATGGTGGTGGTCATTCTACTATCTCCCCATTGAAGAAAAATATTATCTCATCGCCGTCATCAAACCAGCGTTTGTCAACGATGCGATACTTGCATTCGTCGAGCTTGCTCAAGAGCTTGGCGCAAGCCTGTGCGTCATGAAAGTAAAGGAAGTCGGCCACAGTATCCCACTTGTGGGCGGCGATTTTGCGCTGCAAAAGTATTTTCATTTGCCTTTACCTCTCGCTTTGCTGATTGCTGCCCGCGCTTCAAACACGCTGCCGGACACTGTGCTGTCGCTCAAGCCTGCGACCAAGGCGTCCTCAAGCAGGTTCTGAAGCGCAACCAGAAGGTCAGGCGCTGCCTCACGCACCCTGCGGTCAGTTGCGCGCTTGGCGTCACGCTCTGCGCGCTCTGCTGCCTTGCGCTGCTCCTCCTGCTCCTCAAAGCCAATGCCATGCTTGGCAAGGTGATACTCATAACGCTTGATGTATCGCGCAGCCTGAAGGTGAGCAGCGCGCTTCTCTTCATAGAATTTGGTGCGGTATGCGACCTTGCCAGTATCGACGCGAACAATCTCGCCGACAAAGCAGTCGAAGCGTGTCATGTCGAGGCTGTAAGCCACGGCGTCGCGGACGTGAACCTTGTAATTGCTCATGCTACTAACTCCCCTTTGGTGTAGACGGTGACGTTGACACCTTCTTCCGGCCAGCGGTAATCGACGGTGCGATAAGAGCCGTTGACCTCCTTGCTCAGTGCGGAAGCTGCCCAGCCAGCTTCGGTGGCGGTAAAGAATTTAGCTACCCTGTGCCATTCATGGGTGGTTGGGCATTTGGCTTCGAGTTCTACGTTCATGTGATATCCCCAAGATA